ATGCTACCGCAGATGCTTTAGTTGTTGTGTCTACCTCAGTACCCATTGATCCGCCCATTAGAACGAAATCAATTTCGGTTGCTTCTGTGTCGCCAAATAGATCGTATGCTGCTTGAATTTCTCCAGCGTCGTAATCATAGTCATCAATACCACCAGATAGAGCACCACCCGCAGTTGGAAGAATTCTTGCAAGTTCTAGTGGAGCACCAGCAGTTGCACCATAGGATGCTGCGGATGCACCAGGATCTTCACCGCCAGCAGTTAGTTCTGCGGAAGCAAGATCAACACCAGCATAAACGTATCTTGAAAACTCATTTACATAATCTTTCCAGTAAGTTGAATTACCCTCTGGTGACTTACCATCTGCTAGTTTTGAAAGATATGTAAGACGCTCTACAATTGTATTTGTTGCTTCATCTACAATAGCAACGTGAACTTCGTCGTATGAAAGATAACGTTCAGCAGCAAATGCTGATGTTCCAGGACGTGGAGCAATTGCTTTGTAAGTTAAACCAGTTGAAGCAATCGCTTGTGTATTGTAGTTCCAAGCAACTGCTGTAAGAACTTCAGCATCTGGATCAAGAACGGAACCAACAGTAACAACAATATCTGAACCACCACCAATATTAGCACCAGCAAGAGTGATTGTATCTCCAGCAGCGTAATTTGAACCAACGGTTAGAAGAGATACTGTAACAGCATCTCCTTCATATTGTGGGGGAACAAATGATACTGGATTTTGTGGATCTGTTTCATCAAGAATTTCTGCGCCTTGAGCAACTACAACTTGGAATGATGCTCCGTTAGCATCCGCAGCAGGGGCGTAAGTTCCAGGAGTTCTTCCTGTCTCTGTAGCAGCATCAGTTGTGAAAGCACTAATGCCATCTCCTACTTCTGCTAGTGTATCTCCAGCAGCAATAGTGTCTCCAACTACAGTGATGCTCAATCCATCAACTGAATAAATCTCAGCAGTCTTTCCGCTGTTGAAAGTTAGCGTAGTTCCTACAACTGCGCCAGCGTTAGGTGTTTGATCGAAAGTTAGAACTTGATCAGCACCACGATCAACAATAACAATGCGAAGGTTGTTACCATCAGCACCAGCGTAGCGAGCAGCAAACTTCTCTGAAGTTACGCCAGCATCAAAAGCATCTTTGTCTGCAATTAGAACACCATTTCCAGATTTTGTTGCATTCTTTACTCCAGTTGTTGCTCTAACAACTGCGAGTTGTCCACCGTAACGGAGGAACTCGGAAGCAACCAACCAATCAGCAGCATTTGCCTCAGCTGGTGTTCCGAAAGTATCAATCAGTTCTCTCTCAGAATCGATTGGTGTAATTTTGCCTACTGGTCCAGTGCGGAAAGAAGAAGCGATAGCAGCAACAATTGCCTGTGCTCCTACAACAACCGCATTGGATAAATCACTCTCTCTAATAACAACACCAGGCGAGACTTGACTTGCCATGTTTTTACCTCTTAGATATCAAATTTATCTGTAAGTATTTAGATTTTTGGCGGTTTCAGAGGTGGTGAACTGTGCATGAACTACCAATCTGGATATTTCCAATCAACAAAAGGATCTCTCTTTTTTCTAGATTCCATAACTCTTTTTACTGTACATTCTTTGCATTCGTATGCATATGCTGACGGCAGACCTTTTTTCTTTTTTCTGGTAATATAAAAATCTTCTAAGAGATCTTTTGTTTCTCCACAGACTCTACACACTCTTTCTCTGAATAGTAAGTGCTCTAGTGAAAATTGATCTCCAATATCCATCAGTAGTTCCACATGTAACTTACTTCTTCTTGTGTATTCCCATACTCCCAGAGGTTTCCATCTGCATCAATGAAGGTGTCATCACCCATGCCATCATCAATAAACCCAAAAGGAGCCATGTCTTGCTCAATCTGATTTCGTTGCTCTTCATATATTCTTCTCCTAACGTCTTGGTCTGTCATTTCTTTGAAATATTCTTGCATGACTAACCATGCAAAGAGAACCATACACATTACAAGGTCATCATGGTATCCTTCATCTGCTTCCCATGCTTGTTTCTTCTGAACAAATGTAGTAAGTTCTTGGAAAATTTGAAAGTCGTTAAAGATTAGTTTATCTTCTTCAATAATTGCTTTGAGATTAGCGCAACCAATCTTCTTGACGGTCACGCTCATCTTCACACCTAGTTGTGTTTTGTTTCCTGAGAATCCTTGTCCGACAATCTGACCCGCTCTGCCACGCATAGCACACATAAGGACGTTAGGATACTCAAGATCGTAATTGAGAGTTGCAGCAATACTATCACCGATATCATTGACTTCTACCAGAACGTATGGATTATTATATTCTTTACAGACTTGAAAAATTACTGAGGGAAACAATACAGGTTTAATCTCATTATTTCTGTACTTTGCAACGATCTTATACGGCATCGTGGTGATATCAAACACGATAAAAGCAGAGTAGTCGCCACCAATTCCCCTGGCAACATCAACAGTAACAATATATTCGTGATCTTTCTGCACTCTCTCATACACGTCAAGTCCTGCATTGCTCTGTATAGGGTCTGCGAAAGGAATATTTTGTAATTTAGACGGACTGATAAGTGTATCTGCTGAACCCAAGAAGTCGCACTCAAACTCCTGTGCGAACTGCCGTGGTGATGTGTTCTTGATTGTTTCTTCTTTCCACTTGGCATCTCTACCAGGAACTTGAGACCAGTGAACTTCGTTAGTAACATATCCATTCTTACCTCGCCTTGCATCTTCCCACATCTTGTAGAAGTGGTTCATGCCATTAGGCGTTGAGATGATAATTACTTTCGTGCTTTTACCAGAAGTAATAGTAGGATACACAGAGGCAAAGAATTGCTCTGCAACATGGTTTGGAACGAATGCAAATTCATCAAGGAAGAGGATGTTGAACGACATACCTCGGACAGCACTTGCAGACGTAGAAGCAGCCAAAATCTTTGATCCATTTTCTAACTCCACATTACCTTTGTTCCATACCAATACACCATGCTGCATCCACTTTGGCAAATTTTCATAAGCAAGTTGTAACCTGCTTAGAAGTTCCCTGGCAGTAGATGCTTTGTTTGCAAGAATACCAATGTTAACACTATCATAAAAAATTGCATAATATAATAGATAAGCAACCACCGTAGTAGACTTACCTGTTTGTCTTGGCAGTTTTGCGATGTTGAATCTGTTTTCATGAAAGTCTTCCAGAATTTTTCTCTGAAAATCATACATCTCAAAGGGAACTAAACCCTCGTCCAGAGAAATGATTTTGATATAATTCATAGCAAAATAGACGGGATCATTCTTACACTTGATCCACTCGTCAATCTGCTTTTTTGTAAAATTTATTGGGGTTCCAGCCTTCTTTAGGTTCGGGTTCCCCAAGTATACATCGTTAGTTGCCAAAACAAAACCAGTTCACTACTGATATTTAGTCTTTAGGGAAGTCTCCTTCCAGTTCAGTCAATCTTTTCTCCCAAGTAATACCACCATCTTGTCCTCTACATGGATTGATACAAGTATCATCTCCCAACTTATTGCAGACTAACCCAGCAAGATCAAGTTCATTTCCTGGTTTATTTGTGCCAGTCCAATAGTGTTGCCCGTCAATCCACATAGCGCCACACTTCTGGCAAGTCTTGGTATTCATTTATTATACTCCTTGAGGAACTTTTCAAAGTTGGTTGTATCCTTAATAAGTTGTCTCTTAAGTTTCCAACCCATCCACTTCATCTGAAGTCTGACAAACGCATAACGCACTTGTAGATCAGCGAAGGCAAAGAGTTTCATTGTTTCCTCATATCCTGCATAGGCAATTAAGATACCTACGAATACCAGAACAAAGTAAAATCCTAACATATTGTAACTCTCTGCTACACAACATTATAAGCTATGTAGCAAAAAATAGTGTTACAATAGGCTACAATTTGATAACGATTGCTTTACATACTGATAATATAATAATTACTCAACGAGAGTTCCGTTCTTTCTGC